GCATCTTCACCAGATACTCTGCTTAGTACTGAACCATCTTCGTCCATGAACTCCCAATCGGAAGAAGCATGTTGCATGATGTGTGCAGTGTTAAGCAAGAACGCTTTGTTGTTAGGGCAGTCTCTGTCTGTTGCCAGAGGAAGACTGACGTTCCCTGCGTCAACGGTAAGTGCGGAGAATCCGCCCTTTAGCGTTGTTGTATCAGTAAATCGCTTTTGAGCTTTGAGCTGTGAAGCATAGTTTCTACGTACACCTACGGTTGTGACGATAAAGTTTGGTGATGTACCAGACTCTAGGCCAATGTCGTCTATGACGGTTTCAAACAAGTTGTCGGTAGCTGCACGGTTTGTACCGCTGTTACCATTAACTGTTGATTTCCATAGGGTTACTACTGATGGGTCAATGTTATACAAAGTACCGCTGTTGTTAACAATAGCTTGCAGACCAATAAGTTCGTGAGTTGAGCCATCAGTTGTATTTTTGGCTCCACTTCGGAAAATAAAGTCTGAAGAATCTACTGTACCAGAAGGGTCTTTGTCTAGCGTGACTGTACCATTTGTAGTATTAACAGATTGTACTGTACCCGCACTAACTTGTTCCGTAGGGTTGGTAACAATACCAACGTCTACAATAGACCCTACTTCTAGCTGACGCAGTTGCGTAGCTGTAGGTGTAGTAAGTGTATATACTTTAGATGATTCAGAAGCACATTGCGCTATTGCACCTTGGGAATCGTTAAATACCTGACGGTTAACATCACGCTTGAGGTCCATGACAACGCCACTTACTTCGGACTCAATCGCCCGAACAAATGAACCACTGTCTGACTTCATTGCTCTGATTACAGGACCAGTGACTTTAATACGACCATAGTTGTATTTAAGCCCTACTCTCTCTTCTTTGTATTGCTGACTACCCGCTGTTGGGAGAGTGCCGCCTTCAGCCCTAGCACCAACGCCGCTGTTACGGCCAGTGTGGATTGAAAGTACAGCCCTACGTCCTTCAACGTCACGAGTATTTTGCTCAATTTGGTTGAGCATCATAATCTCCTGATTAAGCTGCTCACGGATTGCCGGTTGGTAATCCTCCTTGAGCGCTGAATCAGCAGCTGATAGGTTTAGTGCCACTGTTTCTCCTTTATAGTTAAGTGACTTGAATATGACTGTCGCACGACCTCAGCATCTGCAGGAGGCGAACTTATAAGTAGAATCTTTCGCCAACTTGTGCTTTTAATCTTGCAAGAACTTTCTCACGCATAGAGTCAGACTTAATACTTGGAATGTCTTGAGGCTCAATATCTGCCACAGTCCCTGTCCCTGCTGCAGTAGCAGACGCTGGAAACAACGTTTGTTGCTCAACTACAGGCTCTGCGTTTGGGTTAGCAGGAGCTTTATCTCCTAGATATGCTCTAGCTAATTCAGCAGCTTTTTCTAGATCTCCGTTTATAGCAGGAGTCAAAGCTAAATCCCACAGCACTTCACACTCTGGGCTTTCAGGTTCAAAACCTAACGCACGTGATTGCTCGTACACATCTTGCACCATACGTTCTTTTTCTATTTCTTCTTGCACTAACGCTGCTATGTCGTCACCAGAATATAAACTTGACTCTGGAATGTCATTTCCGTTCTCTGGTAGTGGTGACTCTGGTTCAGTTTCCATAGTTACTTCTTCTCCTAGTAAATGCTGTGCTAGTTGTTTCATTGTGTTTGCGCCAGCTTCTTGATCTGTACTAAGAGTTGTAACCAAATCTAGCAAATACTCTTTTTCAGTATCGTTGTAATCCTTAAACGCTTCCTTGTAGGGTTCGTGAGCTTTACGTCTATCTTTAGCTTCCTCACGTAACTCGTGAATGTAGCCCTTAATGTTCTCAGGTAGATCATCAATGCTTACTTCTGATGATTCTTCTGGGGCTTCCTCTACTACAGGCTGTTCTTCAACAACTTGTTCTTGCATTTCTGTTTCTTCAGGCATCTAGCCTCCTTGTACAGGTGGTTGTGGTGGTGGACTTCCTTCACTTAATGCGTTTATTATAGCACCTGCTGGGTCCATACCCTCCTCTGCTGCAGCCATATCTAAATTAGGAGGCATAGATGGAGGAGGTATACTTTCCATAGACACAGGCGGTGTTGACCCGTCTGCGTTAGGTGAGGCTGCTAGTGCAGGGTTAACGCTTGCTTGCATTGTCGCTCTACCTGCTTGTTCTGCCGCCATTGTCTCGTGAGCTTGAATGTGTAAATCTACTACTTCACGTATATCTTCGTCTAATTGCTCGTAGCGTTGCGTTTTCCTAAACTCATTGTGCATCTCAATATGAATAGTGTGATCGTCAAAGGCTGCAGGGAGCATGACTTCTTGCATCACAAAAGCACCATTCTCCCTGCGAGCCTTCGCAGCATCGGGAGCAGCAGCAGCTATTATATCTTTTTGATCGGGTAAGTCAGCGACTCTAGCGTATTGCACCACATTGGATATTAAACCCATCTGCATAGCTTTGTCTGCAAAAGCCTGCATAGCCGCCCTACTTCTAGGTATCACAGCTTCTAACGGTACATGTATTCCAAACTGACCGCCTATGTCAGAACCTTTCCACACAAATCTAAGTGGGGTGCTTCCGTCTAGTAACGTTGTTTCCCTAGGTTTCTTGGTTTCAGATTGATGTAGTTGTAACACCATCTGTGCAACACGTGACCAACAACGGGCTGTTTCTTTAATCATACGTCCTATAGGTGAGCTATCTTTCTCCGCTAGAATAGACAGCCCTAAACCAGATTCAATGTTTGGTGGTGCCATACCACGAGACACATCGTGGACACCCATCAAGTCATCTATCATTTCCGATAGCTTATCTGGCATTTCCCTTAGCCAGCTAGTTAACTGTGCCGGTGTCATGTACATAGGCGGTGGTGTTCCGTCTGGGTACACTATCATTTCTCCTGCACTGTCAGATAAGTGGTTCACTAAGTCTGACGCTGATTGTGGTATTAGCATTCTGGCAGTACCAGCATCTCGTAAATGCTCTAGTAGATTAGCCCACGTAGCATTCAACGCTACCTGTACCGGACGAACATCGTCTAAAATTGTAGCTCCGTGCCAACGATTCTCTACAGCTGTTTCAGTAGCACAAACTATGTTAAGCCTGTCTTTCCAAGGAAACGGCCAGTCTCCGTGCTGAATAACTTTGTTGTCTATCTCTACACAGAAGTGACCTTCTGGGCGTAGAGGGTTGGGTCGTTCGTAATATGTAAGAACAAATGTGCGTGGCACGTTTGTTGTTCCGCTCCCTACGTGGTCAGCTACTAGCCGTTGCATGTAGGGGTCTATAGCCGCAGTTCCGTCTGCCGGTGGCTCTTCTGGTAAATCAAACATAGCCTGCACTTGCTTAGGTGGTAACGCCTGTTTGCGTATCCACCACCTAGCTGTCTCAGGGTCTAGCGCTGCAGGCTCAACTAAAAAATCACCAATAGGCAGAACCTGCTCTATGGTGGTTTTGTTCTCTGCGTCCCAGTCAACGCTTATAGCTGCTGTTCCGCCTTTTAGAGTAGCCATCATGTGCTGCTCTCGTTTGACTTCCCAACTATGCTCGTCATGTATATCTTTAATAATTGCTTCGCCTAGACGAGCGCTTTGAATTGTAGCATCGTCATAAGATGTTGGCGGGTTTTCAAACGTAAGTTGACGTTGAGTCAGCGTAGAAATAATTGTACGAGCGTTGGCTCGCATACGATTCATTGTCGGCTGTATACGGTCAAAGTCTTGATTAATAATATCTAGTCTTCGGCTGTCTGTGTTCCAGAACACCCACTGATACCCTAGCAAGAATGCGTGGTTTAACCAGTATGATCGGAGTTCTTCCCGTATTTGTTTAACGCCGTCACTGTACATCTCACGTACATAGCCGGTCTTATTGTCGTAATCAGCCATACTAAAATTGTACCATACTATCTATATATTGGTTGGGGTGGCTGCGGCTTGTCAG